AATGAGGTAATGGATGAGAGAGTGAATGATGAAAACAATAAAACTAATAGTCTTAAAAAGAAATACAACACACAGTATTTCAAAGACAGCTTTGGGTATTCCCGAGTCAGCATGAATAAACAAAAGGAATTAGACAAGTGGATTAAATACGCCGTTGATATTTGTTTAATGCCACCAGATACAAGACTTCACATAGGAAAACAGAGTGTAATAGCTAGTGAAGTAGTAGAAAGGTTAACCGAGTTAAGGCATGAACATATTAATTATATTTTTTCTAGATTAAGTCAAGTTAAGTATCCTACAAACCATCAGAACTACATGTTAGCAGTCCTGTTTAATGCTAAAGAACAATACGAGAGTAGTATTTCAACATTTACAGGAGGAAAAACAAATAATATTTCTGGTAAATACGTTGTACCTGTTCCAGATTATTTAAAAGATAGGATATCAGGCAAGAGTAAAACAAAGGATGAAAGAGTAGTTACTGATGAAGATGAAGAAGCATACAAGGAAATGATGAGTGAATTAACAAAAGGAAAAGAACGCAATGATGTTTAGTGATAATTTCTAACAGGAGGTTATCAATTTGGAGTTTGTAGAACCACTTAGGACACAAGAAGAACTAGATGCAATGAATTATTATTTTAAAAGCAGGAGTGAGCGTGATTACTTACTTTACTACATGGGAATAAATGTAGCTTTTAGAATTAGTGATTTATTAGGATTAAAGGTTGGTGATGTAAGAAACAGGGATAAGATAAGAAGGCGTGAAATGAAGACTGGAAAGTTAAGAGAGATGGTTGTATTACCTAAATTAAAGCGTGTCTTAGATGAGTATTGCATGGATAAAGAAGATGAAGAATACTTGTTTAAATCGACACGATATAAGAACTCTAACAGACCAATCACAAGGACACAAGCATACAGGATATTAAAGACCGGTGCTAAAGAGTGTGGGATAAAGAATATAGGTACACATAGTTTTAGAAAAACATTTGGTTATCATTTTTACAAAGAAAGTAAGGATGTAGTAACACTTATGAAATTATTCAATCATCATGATCCTAGTATTACATTAAGATATATCGGAATAGAACGTGATGAGATGAGTAAAGCAGTTAAAAAATGGGGTGGATTATAGACCTCATTTTAAAAATAAAATTCATTATGTAACCAATAAGGGAAACATTACATGGGTAAAAATACAATATATTTAAAATACTGATAACAGTAAGGTTTGAAGATATTAACTAGATGTAACACTTTATAAGATATGATACATACTTATATTATAAATTATTCACTCACTCATTCATTCAAAATATAAATTAAGGAGAAGAATTAATGATTAATAACGTAGTTTTAGTAGGAAGACTAACAAGAGATTTAGAATTAAGATACACTACATCAAATAAAGCAGCTGTTAATTTTACATTAGCAGTTAATAGAAATTTTAAAAATGAAAGAGGAGAGTTTCCAGCAGATTTTATAGGTTGTACAGCTTATGGAAAACAAGCGGAGAATATGGCACGATTTCTAAACAAAGGAAGTTTGATTGGTGTAGAGGGTAGAATTTCTACAAGGAATTATCAAGGAAAAGACGGAAAGACAGTATATATTACAGAAGTAATTGCAGATAAAGTTAACTTCTTAGAGAGCAAAAAACAGGGTAATAACAATCAACAAGCATATCCAGAGACAAGCAATGTTACTGATTTCTATGATTTCAACAGCGAGTACAATCCATTTATGGAACAATAATTAATATGTTTTCTTGGGAAGGATAGAATAAAAAATGGGAAAAAAGAAAATCATTAGAAATAATTTCAGTATAACAAAGCCTGGACAGAAGAAACTGACAAAGCGAGAAGCAATAGATTTAACCATAAGTGAAATAGAAGATAGCTACACTAAAAGATTAAATACAGAAGTTAATTTAAAAGTAGCAGATTTCATTGGTGACTTTTGTTTAGCGTTAGCATGGAGCTTAAGAAATAATCATAATTATGGTGCTAAAAGAATTGAACGTACTATTAGAGAATTATTTGAAGTAGTAAGTGATGCGAAAATGAAAGAAGTTGGACAGATACTATTTGATATGAGCGAGATTAAAGAACAGCTTTTAGTTGAAACTGGATTAGATATAGAGCCAGTAATAGTAGAAGAAGTTAACAAACATTTAACTAGGGTAAAGGAGTTTAAGAAAAATGAATAAAGTCGTAACTATTAAAGAAATGATTGAAACTATTAAAGAAAAAATGAACTGGAGCGAAGCTATTTTGGCAATCGAGCTAGGAGTAGATTCACAGAATTTATTAGCTTGGAAAAGAGGAAGAACGCCACGATCTAAAAACTATAAGAGATTAAAAGAGATATATGAAAGTTTAAGTGAAGATGATAAAGAAGATGAATTATCATTGAAGTTTAAACAAACAGAAAATAATATATTAAAAGCACTTTCTGATGTGAATAATAATTTAATAGAATTACAAAAAACACTTAACCAAGCACGTTGGGATATAGCATTTACAGAAGAAAAGATTAAAGCATGGAAGAATAAAAAGAATGTTTTAGAAAATAAATTGAAAGAAATAAGAAAGGAATATGGAGAAAACAATGTATAAAAAGTCAATGTTTAAAAATGCTAAAAGAGTAGATGTGATAGAAACCACAGAAGATAAAATAGAAAGCTACATAGAAGCGTATAAAAGAGGAGAAATAATTGACTTACCTCCACTAGAAGAGAACGAAGAAATAAAAGAAATCAGTATTATTGGTGGAACAGCTATTATTTACGTTGATGACGTAGGAGGAGAAAATGGCAAGAAATAAATTAATAGATCTAAACAATCATTTGTTTGAAGCATTAGAAAGAATTAATGATGAAAACTTAAAAGGAGAAAGTTTACAAGAAGAAATAGCTAGAGCCAAGACTATTACAACTATAGGGAATACTATTATAACTAACGCAGATTTAGCATTAGAGGCAGAAAAATATAAAAATGAATTTGGTAGAGGAGCTTCTTTACCATTGATGATTGAAAATGCGAAATAGTGGAAGTTTTAAAAAAGGACATATTCCCTGGAATAAAGGTGTGACTGGATATATGGGAGCTAATAGAACAAGCTTTAAAAAAGGACATACACCAGCACGTTATAGAGAATTGTATTCCGAAAGAACAAGTGTAGATGGAATAGTTGAAATAAAAGTAGAAAGAAATAAATGGATATCTAAACACAGATACGTATGGGAACAGTATCACAATAGAAAAGTTCCGAAAGGTAAAGTGGTAATATTTCTAGACGGTAATAAAACTAATTTTGAGATAGATAATTTAAAACTAATATCTAGAGGAGCATTATTAATTTTAAATAGAAAATATAGACACATATTAAAAGATAAAGAATTAATGAGATCATGTGTTGATTTAAGTGAGTTAATATATGCGATAGGTAAAAGAAAGAAAACAGAAGAAAATGAAAACTAATATTGACGAGCTAATGAAAGAGAAAGGAATAACTAACAAAGAGTTATCAGCGTTAACAGGGTTACATGTTAAAACAATACGTGAAGCACGTAAGGGTTTGACGGTAACAAGAAGTAGTACGTTGAGAAAGATAATTAAGGTGTTGAAGGATGAAAAATGATTTAAAAAATATTTATTACGGAGTTACACAGAAATATAAAATAGATGATAAAGCTGGAGACATTACAGCAGGTACACCGTTTATTGAATTGACCTCTGATATGGACGAAGAAAAAGTATATATAAATATAAATAAGATTTCAGAAATTAGTCCTTACCTAACGGGAGCTACAATTAATATGCAAAGTTATTATACAAATGTTAAAGAAAGCTCTGAAAAAATTTTAGAATTAATTAAAAATAAATACATATAAAAAAAGGAGATTAACAATGATTAAAAGAGTAGTAAAAATAGAAACAACAAAAGAAATGGTAGCAAACGACATTAACGAATTTATTAACAACAGTGATATCGACCAACCAATATTGGAAGATAATGAACGTGTGATAGGTTATACAGTAATTGAAGACGTTGAAACATGGTATGTGTTGGTAAATGTTGGAGAGAAATAAAATGTTAAGACCTAGAGTTTACAGTAAAACGGACAAGAAAGTACTAGAAGTAATAGAGATTGACTTTGATTATAAAGTTATTGTTGTTAGAGGTATTGATAACAGCAACAACAATATTGTAGGAACATTAAATTTTTCTGATGTTGAATTTATGGATAACACGGGGTTCAAAGATAAGAACGGTAGATACATATATACGGGGGATATAGTAAAAGTTAACGGTTGGTGGGATTGTATAGTTAAGTATAACCAATCCACATGTGAATTTTTACTAAGGTCTATAAATGGAACATGGTGTTTAAGAGATTCTGCACCTTTCAATAATATAAGTAGTATTGAAGTGTTAGGTAATGAATATGAAAATAAAGAATTGCTGAAATTAGGTATAACTGAAATAAAATCATGGAGAAAGTATGAAATGAGAAAAGGCGGTCTAAAGGAGATATAAAAATAAATTAAGGAGAGAAGTAATGACTAAAGATAAAAGAATTGAATTACCAGATGAAATATTTAAAAAAGCTTATGCTTTAAAGAGTGATGGAAATATTTGGCATACATCTATTTTAGATGAAAAAGAGGTTAAACATCATTTGAAAAGGGGTTTACTTTTTAGAACAGAGGATAGTGCTAGGAAATATGATAGTAACAGACAGCTTTTAGTAGAAATACAAAATTGGGCGGCAGAGTACAATGAAGGTTGGAGACCAAACTGGCATGATATAAATGAAGATAAGTATTGTGTAGAATTAACAACATCCACTGGACATTTTTATATTGCTAGAAGAAATGCTATTAATCATATAGGATTGTTACCTTGCTTTAAAACACATCAAATAGCAGCAGAATTTATAGCTAAGTTTGGTATGGACATTCAAATAGTTCTGTTAGATTAGAGGGGTGAATAATATGTTAAAACCTAAGATTTTTGTTATAAGTAAAAGAAAAATTTACAATGTTGAGTATATTAGCTTTGATAATAAAAGTTACGGTGTTATTGAAGAAGACGGTCTTTGTGAAGAATATAATTTTGACGATGTGTTTTTAATGGCTAACACAGGATTTAAAGATAAAAATGGAAAGTATATGTTTGAAAAGGATATTGTAGAATATAGAAATTCATTCTTTAAAGAAGCTATAAGAGGGGTTGTAAATAGTGATAAAAAAATTGTTTCAAATAATGTAATAATTAATCTTGAAGAGTACGAAGGTAATGGTTTAGAAGTCATAGGTAATATATATGAGAATAAGGAGTTGTTGAAATGTTAGGTTATATATTTGAATGGTTAATTTTAATGTTGTTAGTTTGGAGTGTTGCGAATATATGCGTTAGTTTAAATAAATAAAGGAGGATTTAAAATGCCGAATTGGTGTGAAGGATATTTAAAAATTAGAGGTAAGAAAAAGGATTTAAAAAATTTCATAGAAAACGAAATTAGATTAGTTAAATTAAAAAGCATTCTTTTAGGACCTGAATATATTGATATAAAAATGATAGATGATTCAATGGAATGTAGTTTTAAATATAACAAATCGTATAGTGAATTCTTACATTTGAAAAATTCTAGAAGATTTTTTGTGGAAAGTAAAGAGATATCATTTTTTAGTGATTATGATGATGAAGTTTGTTATTTAACTTTAGAAGTTAAACAAGCGTGGGGTATTGGTGTTCAAGAACTTTTAGTAGAGCATAGTAAAAATTATCATGTTGATTTTAATATATATGCTAGTGAGAGTGGTATGGAATTTGAACAATACATCACTGTTGTAGAAGGTGAGTTGGTAAAAAATGAAGAAAGAAAATATACTGATTTTTATTTTGAAGCAATTAACCCTAGTTTGGGAGGATAGAAAATGAACAAACTTAATACAACACAAGAAGCTGTATCAGAATTAAAGAATACGATAAAAACAGAAATTATAGATCCTACAGTTTTGTTTTGTAACAAATATATTAGTTTGAGAACGAAGATAATTTTATTAATTATGGCAACAATATTTATGTTCGGATTGTTGGTGTATAGTTTATATCAACTAATAAATTAAGATATAGGAGAGAAATAAAAATGTTTAAACACGCCAAATATATATTACGTGTATATTTTCATAACGGTGAAATATTAGAAACAGAGACAACAGTAGAAGAGGTAAATAAAATTTGTGAAATTTTCACAGAAGATAAAGAAGACATTTTTTCAAACGATATATGTATAGTTGGAGGTAATGAGATCGATATGAATGAAGTTGAGCGTATTGCATATAAGGGAATTGAGGAGGACTAAAAATGAATAAAGAAGAACTATTAAAACAATATGACGAAAAGGCAAAAGCATTAAGAGATGAGTTTATAAGTAAGTTGGAAGATGGTAAGAAAGAGTTTGAAGTTAAGTTACCTTACAAACACGACACTTTATATTTTTTTGACTTTGTAGACAATGAAATTTATATAACTGGTTTTAGTTCATCTGAAAAAGATATAACTAGATTTTTACATGGTTACTATTTTAAAACAAAAGAAGAAGTTGAACAACATCTAAAAGAACGTAAGCTGTTGTTTAAACTTCAACAATGGGCGAAGATAAAAAACGGAGATTGGGAGCCTGATTGGAGTGATATTGAAAATAAATATATTATTGTATATTTAAATAATAGAAAACATTTTGCTGTGGAGTCTATGTGGACTGTGGATAGATTTTACATACTACCTTATTTCAAAACAGAAGAAATAGCACAGGAATGTATAGAACTTTTCGGAGATGAAATTAAAGAGGTGTTGTGTTAATGATAGAAATACAAGGTAAAGAAGATAAAGATCATATAGAATTAGATATGTTAGAACTTGCAGTAGCGTTAAGCTTGCTATATCAAAAATCATACGCAAGAGATGTACCAGATTTTATAGAGGATCTACAGAAAGAAAAAATAATAGTTAAGGTTAAGGAGAAATAAATGAATTTCCTAAAGAAAATTAAGAGATTTATATTCGGAGAAAGTTCAACTATAAATCAAGAAGAATTAAAAAGGTTAGCTAAATATATTTCAGAACATTCAAGTATAGAAACGATAAGTGCTAAAAATTTAAAAGTAGAAAGTTTAGAGGATAGAAGAAAATGAACATATTTGAAGATATGAAAGTGTTTATCAAGCCGCTAGGTGTAGTTAGTCCAGTTTCAGAAATAAATGTTAATAGCGATACTGTATATACACCTTATGGAATATATGAAGTTAAAGACGTGTTCTTGATTTTTAAAACAAGTTTGAAAGATAAACACAATAAAGAAATCTATACAGGAGATGTACTAACAGACGGAAAAACAGAGTATGAAGTACTTTTCGATGAGAACAACGGATTCTTTTTAACAGATACAAGTAGACCTTATTTTTCTAATTATTTTGCAAAAGAAACTAGATTTATACAGCCTTTAGTGCAGAATCATGTAGTTATAAAAAATATATATGTAGAAATGCAAGAAAGAATAATTACAGAAAGAAGAAAAAAGGAGATAAATAAATGGACTCTTTAGAACAGCTTAAACAAGTATTATTGTATAAAGAAATAGCGAAAGTTAACGAAGATACTTTAACTTTAAAAGATGGAACAACAGTCGAGTTCTATATGTCTGATAATGATTGTTGAGCGTGTGCTTATGGTGACTGGAAGTTGTCAGAAAACTTTGAGGGAATAATAACTGATGTTCAATTTAGACATGATAAAGAGTGTTTCTATGATGAGAACACAAACAAGTTATATATAACAGTATTTCATAATCAAAACGAGATAGCGCAAGCAGAGTGTCACGCAGATGATGGAAATGGTTATTACTACTCTGTGTTATCTGTGAGAGTTACAAACATTGATGGAAAGAAAATTGATGATTTTACATTATTAGAAGCTTAAAAAAAGAAAGGACAAGGAATAAATGAAAAAGATATTATTTACAATTACAACAATTTTAATGATTATATTTTTTGGAGGATATGCAACAGCAACAGAGATTAAAGTTGATAATCCAGAAGTTAAAGTAACAACAAGTGGAGATAGATTTAGTCCGGTTACAGTAGAGTATAAGACTAAATTTAGTGACGATTTAAAAATAAATACTGGTGATAAAGTTGTATTTAACTTACCACAAGAACTGAACTTACAAACAAGCTATAACTTTGATGTTAACAGCGTTGAAGGTGCAGTAGTTGGTAAAGCAACAGCAAACGTTGAGAACAATAATGTAACTACTGTGTTTAACGATTACTTCACAAACAAACCGTTAAATAAGAGTATGCAGCTATCATTAATGACTGTGTGGAACAAGGAAAAAGTTACAGGTACAGAGAATAAAACTTATGATTTAAACTTTAACGGAACTGTTGTTAAAACAGAAGTTGAACAAGATGGACGACCTGATCCACAAGAGATAGTGACTAAGTGGGGTGTTCAGAAAGATAACAACACAATTAACTGGTGGGGGCGTGTAAATTACAAGAAAGCTAACCTTACTAATGCAGTTATCACTGATAAATGGGATAGCAATCAAGAATATGTTCCAGGAAGTTTAGAAGCTAAAATTTTATCAGATATAGATCCTTGGACAGAAATTAAAGATGTAGATCCACAATACATTAATATTACTGACAATGGATTTACAATTACACTTCCAACTTTAAATGATATAGTTTCTGTTAACTATCTAGTTAAACTAAAAGATACTAGCAAGAATCCTACTAACAACTTACGTATTCAAGCAGATAATAACGTTGACTGGGATAAAGATGTTGAAGTACAAATAGCAAGTGGTACTGGTAATGTTGTAGGAGAAAACAAACCAGTATTTGAGATTCCAAACGAAGCTCCTAAATACGAAAAGCCAGAACTAAATATAAATGATGTTCCATTGTTACCACCAGCACCTATTGTTGAAAAGCCTTATCTTGATTTAAAAGATGTGCCATTATTACCACCTGCGCCAGTTGTAGAGAAACCATATCTTGATATTAACGATATCCCAATGATGCCACCAGCTCCAGTATTAGAATTACCAGAGCTAGAAATTCCAAACGAACTTGAAAAACCAAAGGAGAAAGAAGCAACTAAAGTTGTTAAGAAAGTAAAGAAAGAAATTAAGCAAGGTAAAACATTACCATCAACAGGTATTAACACAGTCAACTTTACTGTAGTAGCATTGGGATTAATCTTAGTAGCGTTAGTAATTAAACGTAGAGGAATAAAAGACAATGATTAAATTATTAGTATTAACAGCAGTAGGAGTAATGTGTGTGACAGCGTTAAGTTTTCTAATATTTATAATCAGGTATTATAGGGGTGATTTTAGTGATAAGAAATCTAGTTAAGTTTTATCCATCAGTGATGGAAGAGTTAGAAAAAGATATATCATTATCAGGAGATGATTATGATACTTACAAATATATTTACAACATGATGTTGAAAGATAAATACATAATGACACTTGATGATTTAAGCGAGTTGAAAAAGCTTGGAGACTTTGACTTAGATAAACATATATATTGTTACTTACATACAATGAGTGAGAATGTTGAGTTAGTTAAGTTCGATATGGGATACTTAGACTACTTAGAAGAACTTATATCTGAGACTAGAACTAAAGGTAGCAATAAGTTTAATGTGTTACAGGTAAGGAGACTTATAGGTAAGAGACAAGGTAATCATATTAAGAAAATATATTTTAGAAGAATAGAATATCTTCTTGGTATGCAGCTAGATAGATTCATTGATTCAGTTGTTGTAGTTGGCACTAGAATTAATGTGAGAGCAAGAGAAGAACGTAATGAAGAAATAGTTTATGCAATAGCACGAAGATTAAGTGTTAAGTATGGTTACGGTTATGCTATTAACTTTGAAAACAAGACTATTACAATAAATAAAGAAGTCAAGTTACACTGGATTAAATCAAACATGTATCACAAGAAAGAGTGGTTGTTTGAACTTAATGGAGATATAAATACAATGTGTAAAGTAATTGATAAAATTTGTTGTCGTGAACTATTTAAAAGCGTTTAGAATATTTATATAATAATAATAAAGCTAGGTCGATCATAATATATGTGAAAGCTTCTCCAAAATAATATTTACAAGCAGTCGTTGGTTTTTCCTAGCTTTCCCAACATACTTTTAAATTAGGTGGAATGATGAATAAGAAATTTAATTATACAAGGAATGATGTTGACTATTATTTAGAAGCATATCCTAAGATAAAGAAACAACTTAATATTTATTTGAAAGATAAATTATCTGGAGATGATGAAATAAAAACTAATAATAGTAATTTCAATAATAGTAATGAGAATAATATAATAAATAAATTATCTGACTATGACTTTGAGAAAGATGATTATGCTATTAAGTGTGTAGATAGATTAGAACATAGCTTAGTAGATGTACGTGACAAGAAGATCCTTAAGTTTCGTTACACTTACAAGTTAACAGTTGAAGAAGTAGCAACTGAAGTTTGTTATCATGCTAGAACTGTAGAAAGAAGATTACAAAGTCTTAAGGATAAATTGTTTTATATTTTAAACTCATAATAAAAGTTGTCGGGTTTGTCGGGTTTGTCTATGATATAATAGTAGTATGAGATTAATATAATTGAGAGATATTAAAATAAATAATATCTCTCTTTTTTTGTTGAGGTGGATATGAAGGAATGTAAACATCATAAATGTAGAACGCTAATCAGTAAGGGAACTTACTGTGATAAACATAAACAATCACAAAACAAATATTACAATGACCAACGTAAGCATGATGAGGTCATGAAGTTCTATCGAAGTAAAGAGTGGAAGGAAGCTAGACAGCAGGCGTTGAAGCGTGACTGTTTTACATGCAGTATGTGTGGTGGTCTAGCTAACCTAGTACATCACAAGATAGAAGTACGAACAGATTGGAACAAGCGACTTGAGATGAGCAACCTCGAGTGTGTGTGTAGAGAGTGCCACAACAAGATTGAGCATTACAAGAAGTAGGGGTGGTTATTTCCTGGGGTATACCCCCCGTGAAAAATCTCGGACGACCAATTTCCCCAGGAGCGGGCGTCCCTCATTCGTTCGCAAAATGCATTTAATTATTTTTTTCAAATAAAGTAAATTTAGAAAGGTGGTGATGATTTTGGCAAGGAAAGCAGAACCAATGTCTCTCAAGGTTTTGAGCGGAAAAAGACAGGGTGTTTCAAAGCAAAAATTAGAGGCTAGAAAACAGGTAGAATCCGAGTTAAAATTACCAAAAGATAAACTAAAGCCACCTAAGTGGTTAGGTGACTTAGCAAAGAAAGAATTTAGGTTTATTGTTACACAAGCAGACTCTATAGACTTACTAAATAATCTAGACTTACATGTGTTAGCTATTTATTGTGACACTTACGAGAAGTACGTAGACTGTAGTCAGATTATACAACGTGATGGATTGATGACAGACCAAGGTTATAACAAAGAAACAGAACGTGAGCTTAGACGACATGGTAAATTAGTTGAAGCAGAACGAACTAAAGATTATGGACTTGGACAACATCCATTACTGATTAGACAAAAAGATTTATTTAACACACTCAAATCTCTACAATCTGAACTAGGATTGACACCAGTAGCAAGGGCGAAAATTGCTATGGATAAAGCTTATTCAGAAGCTCCAGTAGATCCTGTAAAAGAGAGGTTTGCTAATTTATAATGTTAAAAGATGCAATGAAGGAGTGGGCGAGACAAGCTGTTGATGGAGAACGTATCGCTTGCGAAAAAGAGAAATGGGCGTGTTTAAGATTTATAAAAGATTTAGAAAGAGAGGGAACCGAAGAGTTTCCTTTTATTTTTGATGATGATAAAGCTATGAATTTTTTAGAGTGGATGTCATTATTTAAACACACTAAAGGGGAACTAGCTGGACAAAATATAGATCCTGCTCCTATACAAATTTTTAACTGGTCTAACATTTATGGTTGGATACATAAAGATACTGGTGTGAGAAGATTTAGAAAGTTTTACTATCAGGTAGGACGTAAGAATGCTAAATCACAAGATGTAGCTTGTTGTTTATCTTATGAAATATCCGCTTTTGGTGAATCTTCATCAGAAGCATATATAGGAGCGACTAAACGAGACCAAGCAAACATAGTATTTAAAGAGATAAAAGCACAAATACAAGGTAGTCAAATCAGAAACAGATTTAAAATCACACGAAGCTTAATTGAACATGAGAAAAGTAACAGTTATATTATGGCACTTTCCCGTGACTCTGGGAAAACAGCGGACGGTTTTAACCCACAGGTAGGAGCAATGGACGAGTATCACGCACACCCTACAGATGAAATACTAGACGTAATAGAATCTGGACAAGGTGCGAGAAGTCAACCATTAATTGTAATTATTACAACAGCTGGATTTAATTTAAATAATCCATGTTATGCAACTGAATATGATTATGTTAGTAAATTATTAGATCCAAATAATCCAGTTGAAAATAACAGTTATTACGCTATGGTGTGTGAGTTAGATAAAGGTGATGATATAAAAGATGAGTCAAATTGGTTAAAAGCTAATCCAATATTAGCTAGTTATCCGGTGGGCGTAAATTTTTTACGTGAAAGATTAAAAGAAGCAATTGATAAGCCGGAGACAATGACTAAATTCTTAACAAAGAATATGAACATCTGGGTAAATGCTCCTGAAAATAAATATATGGACATGGGAAAATGGAAGCTTTGTGAAGTATCTGATGATGAACTAGAAGGTAAACCGTGCTTTGTTGGAGTTGACTTATCAAAGAGACTAGACTTAACAGCAGTTACTTCTATATTCGTATTAGGTGATGATAAATACGCAATAAGAAGTAAAGGCTTTATGCCGGAAGATATGTTGTTTCAACGTATGAATACAGACCGTGTTAACTACTCTCAATGGATAGAGGAAGGCTGGATTGTTAAGACACCAGGAGAAGTAATTGATTATGATTTTGTAATTGATTATATTGAGGAATTAAGAAACAAATATAGCGTTCAAGAAGTGTGTTATGACCCTTATAACGCTACTCAATGGTCTCAGACAATGGAAAAATTAGGTTATCTAATGGTTGAAATACGTCAAGGTGTACTTACACTTAATGAACCTACGAAACACTTTAGAGAATGTGTTTACGAAGGCAAAATACATCATGACGGGAACAAAGCTCTCACATGGTGTATGGGTAACGCAGTAACAAAATCAGATGCTCAAGATAACATCATGTTAGACAAGAAAAAGTCTAGCGATAGGATAGATATGGCAGCGGCTGGTATTTTCGCTTTTACACGTGCAATGTATAGCGATAATATTGGCTATGATTTAAATGAAATGATAGATAAAGGAGAATTTAGTTTCTAGTGAAAACATTATTACAAATATTAATAGGATTATTATTCTTAGCAAGCCTTGTGTCTTTTGTGTACGCAGGCTTTTTATTTTGTAAAACAATAGGTTTCACAGTGTTAGGAGTAGTCTTAATGTTGTGTAGCTATGTTTTAGAAAGACAACTTTAGCTTTGAAAGGAGGTGAGAAAAGAGGATGATATTTAGAAATAAAACACCGACAGGTGGAAATGAATTAAGTGATTTAAGAAATCCAGCAGACTGGTTTTTAAAAATATTTAATAGCAGCAGAAATACTATTAATGAAGAAAGTGCTATTAATACATCAGAGGTTTACAGCTCTGTAAAAGTATTATCTGACGACTTAGCGAAATATCCGTTGAACTTATTACAAGACGTAAACGGAACAGTGGAAAAAGCGAAAAAACATACAGCATATCCGTTGCTTAAGGACCAACCAAACAAGAACATGACTTCTTTTGAGTGGAAACACTTAG